CGCAGTTACAAGCCCGTATTGAAAAAGAAGTAGCTAAAGCTAACGCAGCTAAAACTAAAGATGCAGCTAAGATTCCTAACAAACGTCCACCCAAGAAACCTGCATTAGCAGGATCTATGCGTCCACCAAAAAGGCCCAAATAATATGCATAAAAACTTTAACAAATGTTTATCCATGTTGCTCCATCACGAAGGTGGATTTGTAAATCACCCTAAAGATCCTGGGGGTATGACTAACCTTGGTGTTACTAAAGCTGTTTACGATAAGTGGATAGGTAGAGAATCTACAGAAGAGGAGATGCGTGAGCTTACATCAATAGATGTAGCTCCTATCTATAAGAAAAATTATTGGGATAGGGTACGAGGTGATGATCTTCCTAGCGGTGTTGACTGGTGCGCCTTTGACTGGGCCGTTAATTCTGGTAGCGGTCGCCCAGCTAAAGCTATTCAACGTGCTGTCGGAGCAACTGCAGATGGGGCTATAGGACCACGTACACTACAAGCTATTATGAATAAAGAACCTAAAGCTATTATTGAAAATGTATATACACAACGTCAAACATTTTATGAGTCGTTAAAAACATTTGAGACATTTGGTCGCGGTTGGACACGCCGTAATAAAGAAACATTGGAGCAAGCACTCCGTATGATAGAGGACTAGTATGGCACGAGAACTAACAGAGCGTCAACAAAAGTTTCTTGCAGTCCTTATGGATGAGGCAGGTGGCGATGTCACTATGGCTAAGAAGCTGGCAGGATACTCACCTAACACTACTAACACTGAAATTACTAATAGTCTTAAGGAAGAGATCCTAGATGTTACGCATAGTTATCTAGCACGTAACGTACCTAAAGCTGCTATGGCTATGGTTAGCGCTTTGTATGATCCTACTGAGTTAGGTATTCGTGATAAGATGGCAGCAGCTAAAGAGTTACTAGATCGTACTGGTTTAGTTAAAACTGAAAAGATGCAAGTAGAAGCTAAGGGTGGTGTTATGCTAATGCCAGCTAAACAAGTACAGGAAGATGATGACTAAGCCATTAGGTAAATGGAAACTACCCCAACCAACGGATCTTAAAGAAGACAATGAGTGGACACCTATTCCACGAGTAGCAAGAACAGTTCCATTTGGATATGAATTAGATCCAGAAGATGACGGAATACTATTGCCAATTAGTTTAGAACTTGATATGCTTGAGGAAGCGAAACAATATCTTAAACAGTATTCGTATCGTGAAGTAGCGAACTGGTTGACCAGAAATACAGGTAGGACTATATCGCACGTAGGACTCAAGAAACGGTTGGATAATGAACGAAGAAGAAAAAACAAAGCTGGCAGCTTACGCAGATGGGCAGACTATGCGAAAAAGGCAATCGCCAAAGCGGAAGAAATCGAAAATAGCCGCACAGGAGCCACCGCGAAAACGCAAAGCGAAAACGCCCAATCCGCAGCCTGATATAATAGAAGAGTTTACCCAGCAGGTTGAAGAAGATCATAACGTAATCTTTAAGCCTAATGTTGGACCACAAACAGACTTCTTAGCTGCAGGTGAACGTGAGGTACTATATGGTGGCTCTGCAGGTGGCGGTAAGTCCTACGCTATGTTGGCTGACCCTTTACGCTTTATGGGTCATCCAGCCTTTTCAGGATTGCTCCTACGGCATACTACAGAAGAACTAAGAGAACTTATATTTAAGTCTCAAGAAATGTACCCTAAGATCTGGCCTGGGATTAAATGGTCAGAACGTAAGATGCAGTGGACTGCACCCTCTGGTGCCAGACTGTGGATGTCTTACTTAGATAAAGAAGATGACGTACTACGTTACCAAGGTCTTGCTTTTAGTTGGATAGGCTTTGACGAACTAACTCAGTGGCCTACTCCATTCGCTTGGAATTACATGCGAAGTCGCTTGAGATCTACAGCAAGTGATTTACCAGTATACATGAGGGCTACTACAAACCCAGGAGGTAGGGGGCATCATTGGGTAAAAAAGATGTTTATTGATCCCGCCTCCTCTGGGGAATCTTTTGATGCAACTGATATTGAAACAAATGAAGTATTACGCTATCCTGCTGGACACTCAAAAGCTGGCAAACCTTTATTCAAGCGTAGGTTTATACCTGCCCGTCTTTCCGACAATCCTTACCTAGCAGAAACTGGTGATTATGAAGCAATGCTTCTGTCTTTACCAGAGCAGCAAAGAAGACAGCTACTGGAAGGTGACTGGGATATTAAAGAAGGCGCAGCATTTACTGAATTTAATAGGCAGATACATGTAGTTGAGCCATTTGCTATACCACATAACTGGGTTAAATTTAGAGCGTGTGATTACGGATATGGAAGTAAGTCAGGAGTTATTTGGTTTGCAGTATCTCCTAGTGAACAGTTAGTAGTATACAGGGAACTGTATGTAGGCAAAGTATTAGCTACAGATTTAGCTGATATGGTATTAGATGCAGAGGCTGAAGATGGCTCAATTAGATATGGTGTTTTGGATAGTTCTCTATGGCACAAGCGTGGTGATACTGGCCCGTCATTGGCTGAACAAATGATTATGAAGGGCTGTCGCTGGCGTCCATCTGACAGATCAAAAGGCTCTCGTGTAGCTGGTAAAAACGAAGTGCACAGGAGATTGCAAGTTGACGAATACACAGAAGAGCCTCGTATGGTTTTCTTTAATACTTGCCACAATCTTATTGCACAGCTTCCAGCCTTACCTATAGATAAACGAAATCCAGAGGATATTGACACGACCTCAGAAGATCACTTGTACGATGCTTTAAGATATGGTATTATGTCACGACCACGATTTACTAACTTTGAATTTGGTGGGCCTACTATGGCAAGCGGAATGCAAGTAGCAGACGCAACATTTGGATATTAAGGAAAGAAACTATATGTCAGATATTGATGAAATTTTTATTGAGGACGATTCCATTGCCCTTGAAGACACAGAAAACTCTGATGTTGAAGACTATGGTGCATCTAAAATAATTCCATTTATTATGGAAAGATACAAACGTTCTGAGGATTATCGTGAGCAGGACGAACAGCGCTGGCTTAAATCATATAGAAACTATAGAGGACTATATGGCTCTGATGTACAATTTACAGAAGCTGAAAAGTCTCGTGTATTTATTAAGGTAACTAAAACAAAAACACTGGCTGCATATGGTCAGATGATTGATGTACTATTTGCTAACAATAGATTTCCATTAAGTGTAGATCCTACAGAGCTACCAGATGGTGTTGTAGCAGATGTTAATTTTGATCCTAAAGAACCTGAACAACTACGTAAAGATACTAAGAATGAGATTGTGTCTCCTTATGGTTACAAGGGAGATGGCAAAGAGTGGGTTAAGGGTGCGACAGAAAAGACCCTTATGGAAAGTCTTGGCCCACTAAAAGAAAAACTAGAAGATATAGATAATCTAAAAGGTACTACAGGACTTACACCATCCGCAATCACATTCAGCCCAGCTATGATTGCAGCTAAGAAAATGCAAAAGAAAATACATGACCAGTTAGATGAGTCAAGTGCAGGTAAACATCTACGTAGTACAGTATTTGAAATGGCGTTGTTTGGTACTGGTGTAATGAAAGGTCCATTTGCTGTAGATAAAGAATATGCTAACTGGAATGAAGAGGGTGAGTACTCTCCTGTGATTAAAACAGTACCACAGATATCTCACGTATCTGTGTGGAATTTTTATCCAGATCCAGATGCAAGTAATATGGATGAAGCTCAGTTTGTTATTGAGCGCCATAAACTATCACGCACACAACTACGTGCCCTTAAGAAACGTCCTTACTTTAGATCATCTTTAATTGATGAAGCTATTTCTTACGGTGAAGATTATACACGAAAAGATTGGGAGCATGACTTAGCTGACTTTGCACCTGAACATGGTATTGATCGTTTTGAAGTATTAGAGTATTGGGGTATGGTAGACGTAGAGCTACTAGAAGAACAAGGTGTAGATATCCCTAACGAACTATCTGGCTTTGATGAGTTACAAGCAAACGTTTGGATATGTAATGGTAAACTACTACGTATGGTACTTAATCCTTTCAAACCTGCTAAGATTCCGTACCACGCCTCTCCATATGAACTAAACCCGTATGGTTTTTTTGGTGTGGGTCTTGCAGAAAATATGGACGATACGCAAACTTTAATGAATGGTTTTATGCGAATGGCAGTTGACAATGCCGTATTGTCTGGTAATCTATTGATTGAAGTAGATGAAACTAACTTAGTTCCAGGTCAAGACTTATCAGTATATCCTGGTAAAGTATTTAGACGCCAAGGTGGTGCCCCAGGACAAGCAGTGTTTGGAACTAAGTTCCCTAATGTTGCAGGAGAAAACCTGCAGTTATTTGATAAAGCAAGGGTATTAGCAGATGAGTCAACTGGATTTCCATCTTTCGCTCATGGTCAAACAGGGGTCAGTGGCGTGGGCCGTACTGCTTCTGGCATTTCTATGCTTATGGGTGCCGCACAAGGCGGTATAAAAACAGTAATTAAAAACATTGATGACTACTTGCTACGTCCTTTAGGTGAGGGCTTGTTTAGTTTTAATATGCAGTTTAGTTACGATCCTGAGTTGCGTGGAGATTTAGAAGTTAAAGCTCGTGGCACAGAAAGTCTTATGGCTAACGAAGTACGTAGTCAACGTTTGATGCAGTTTTTACAAGTAGCATCTAATCCTTCACTAGCGCCGTATGCTAAGTTCCAGTATATTATTAGGGAGATAGCTAAGTCAATGGAGCTAGACCCAGATAAAGTAACTAACAATATGGATGAGGCAGCAATACAAGCAGAGCTTATGAAAGGCTTTGCAGCCCCAGCCCAAGAGCAACAACAACAGGGAGCCAACCCTTTAGATCCTACAGGAGCAGGGGGTGGTAACATAGGAACAGGTCAAGTACCTACACCTCAAGAACAAGGATTTAGTGGAAATGAACAAGGACCAACTGCTCAACCGCCTCAAGCCAACGCTGGGCAACCCCCAACAGGCTAATGCGTTAGAGGAATACTTTGACTATCTTATTACTGAACAACACAGAATAATGGAACAAACAGATAGTATTACTGTTGTGCATAGAGCGCAGGGTGCAATAAATCAATTACGCAGATTAAAGTTATTGAAAGATGAAGTACTAAATGGCAGATAAAAAAGTAGGTACAAGTACAGGTAAAAAAACACAGGCAGGTAGGGATGTTTATAAAACTCCTGAAGGTGAAATGGTATCTGAAAAATCTACTACGTTTAA